CGCGAAACGCAGCAGGCGTGCTCACGTTCGCGCCAACTCGCCAGTACATGAACCACGATTTGTTACCGCGCCCTCTGAGGGGGCGCGGGCCAGGTCATTTCTGCCTGGCTCTGCAGCTTTGCCATTGATGCAGACCGGACTATATCTTCACCTCCAGCCCTGCCCGGCTATGCCGGCCTGACAGGTCTGTCGGAGGTGCCTCGCGTGTAGTCTCTACGGCGTCCCCGGCACGGGTTCCCTCGGTATTCCCCTGATCTAGCTGGAGGGGTTCACCGATACAGCGTGGTGTTCACTAGCAGGTCACCCTGCTAGGCGGCCAGTTCAAATTGACCGGACTGTCCTGTCGGCTGGTTGGCGCTGGCACCCGTGCCAGTCACCATCGGCTCATAGATGATCGAGACCGTTCTTGTTACCCGCGCCTCTTGGTGCGCGGGGCCGCGTCATTTCTGCGCGGCTCTGCAGCTTTCCCATCGCTGCAGACCGGACTGTAACTTCACCTGCGGTGCTCTGCCCCTATTGCACTCGGGGCAGGTCCCATGACACAGGTGCCACACGCTCAGTCTCTACGGAACCCTGTAGTGCGAGGTTTCCACGGTATTCCCCTTGGTTCGGCGGGGTTCACCGTTACGGTGCGGTTTTCACTGACCGATCACCCGGTCAGGCGGCGAGGGCTAGTTCACCGACTCGATCGACTATGTAGTAGTTCGAGAAGTCCCCGAACACCATCGGCTTGTGCGTGGTCGTCAGCACCGGGTCGATGCTGGACGACTCGTAGATGGGCTTGCCCATCAGCTGCTCGGGGCTGTCCTTGCCCAAATTCGTCCAGAAGGACGAGCCGCCGGCGGTGTCGAGCGCCCTGGTGCGGTTGATCTGGGCCACGTTGGCGACCCAGGCGCAGTTCGGGCTGTTGCGGAACCGCGGCGGGAGCGCCGCGTGGATGGCGTACACGTCACCCAGGACGTACGCGCCGGTCGTGATCGTGGCCGTGGTGGTGGTCGCGCCGACCACGACGCCGGTCGGCTGCGCCGTGCCGGTACCGGTCGCGAACGCGGCCTCTTCCAGCCGGTCCTTGGCGTCCGCGAGGAGCCGCGGCAGCTGCTGGCCGAAGTCCGTGTCCGAGAGGACCTCGAACGAGCCGAAGATCCACGCTGCGGCCTTCAGCGGCGTGATGACGATGTTCCCGACGGTCGGGGACTGGTCGCCGGACGCCGTGCCTTCAGCCAGCCACGCCGCCGTGACACCGGCCGAGGTCACGCCATTCCACGTGTTACTCGTCGTGGTCTTGACGTTACTGATCCGCCGGTACGGGTTGGCGCTCGCGTTGTTCGTGAGCACGATCGTCGGGTCGAGCACGAACGGCAGCAGGTACCCGCCCGAGGCCACGCCCAGGTTCAGCGCGGCACGTGTCGCCGAGCTGACGTGGTCGGGGTCGCGGATGTACTTCTCGAACGCGTCGTAGTATTCCTGCGACCCGGTTTCGAGGATGTGGCGGGCGATGTTGTTGTCCTTGAAGTAGCCGCCGCGCTGGACCTTGACGGTGGCTTCCTCGGCCCAGTCGTGCTGGATCATGCCCCGCTTGGCGACGAGCTCGATGGCGTCGAGGGCCCGGTCGCGGAGTTCGCCGCGGCTGATCATGTTGTCGGAGACCTTGTCCATGGCGTCGAACGGGTCGTGCCGGTTGCGGACGACGAGTTCAGGGCCGCGGCCTTCGGTGAACGAGGGCTTGGCGCCGTAGGGGGCTTCGAGGTTGGCGGGGTCCTCGGCGGTCCGGGTGATGCTGCGGATCTTCTCCATCCGCTCGATGAGCGGCTTGGTCTTGAGGTCGAGTTCCTCCCACCGGTTCAGGAGGGTGTCGCGGAGGTCCCCGTCGGTCTCTTCGGTGACCGAGTCGTCGGATTCCATCCGCTGGAGCTCGTTCTTGATCCTCGCCTGCTCGTCGAGGAGTTCCTGCAGCGCGGCCATATCCGCGCTCCTTTCGGCTGGTTACCAGACCAGCCCGGCCTTCTCCCGCTGCTCGCGCGATCGGAGCGCGTAGAGGGCGTGCTGGTGATACCGGGCCTCGTGCCTGACCTCCTCGGGGTCGGGCGGGGAGCCGGCGGCGGGTTCCTCATCCGGGGGAAGTGCCTCATCAAGCTCGTCCGGGTCCGGGGTGAACTCGCCCGGAGTGGACATGCGGACGCCGAGGATCTCGGCGCCCGAGTATGCGGGCCACAGCACCGGGCCGTACTCGCGCAGGCCCAGCTCGGTGCGGCGGACGGAACGCAGGTTCCCGGCGCTGTCGGGGCGGTAGCGCTCGCCGCGGCGCAGCTGCGGGTCCGACCGCATGATCCGGCCGGTGAACGACTGGCTGGTGATGGACCCGGCGCGGATGTTCTCCAGCACCTCGTCGGCCAGCGGCGTCTCAGAGTACCGGGTGCGGGTCAGCAGGCCGCGGGCCTCGGCGCGGATGTCGACGGGGATCCCGATCGGCATGGAGAACCGGTCGGAGGCGGCGCCGGCGAGGTCCCGGCCGTGGTTCCACAGGACCTTCACGGACCCGGGGAAGCCGCCGCGGGCGCGGGAGGCGTGGTCGATGGCGCGGTTGAACGCGGACGGGTCGATGACCTCGACGTAGTGGCCCTCGTGGTCCTGGATCTCGGCTGGCTCGCCGAACACGGCGGCGTACGCCTCGACGGTGCGGCCGTCGCCGCCGTCGGCGGAGCGGAGGATGTGGATGTCCTCCAGCGCGTACAGCCGCATGTACTCGGCGCGGGATGATCCGTTGCTGCTGTCGGCCACGTCGGCTCCTATGCGTTTCATCGCCGCGGCGATCTTCGCCTTGACTTCCGAGAGCGTCACGCCGTTCATCGGGTACTGGCCCGCGTTCTTCGGCATGTTGATGTATGACCAGGCCGCGCGGATGCGAGCCTCGGTGTCGAGCGGGTACTTGCCGTTCTTGGGGTCGGCGTACTTGACGTCCCCGTAGGGCTTAGCCTTCGTGCCGGTCGCCATGTCCGCTCTTCCTGCGTGCTTCTCCATCGCCGCGTGGGTCGCGGGCCAGATGCCGAGCGCCGCGTGGTGCCGTTCCGCGCAGAACCCCTTGGCCCGTTCCGGGTCCATGTGCGCCTCGTCGACGGCCAGGCGGACACAGCGGTCGAAGTCGCCGCCCTGGCCCCAGCGGATCTTCGCCGCGCCCTCGCCGTGCTCCCACCACGCGGCGAGCTGGTGCGGGAGGACGCCCGGGATGCCGCTGTCACCGGAGCGGATCGCGCTGGCCTGCTTCTCCAGCCCGGCCGCCTTCTCCCGCAGCGTCCGGATCCGGCCTTTCAGCGACGTGATCTTCTGCTTCAGCGACAGGTGGTGGGCGGCGTGGTGCTTGTGGTGGGCGGCGTGCTTGCGGTGGTGGACGACATGGCCGGCTTTCAGCGACGCCTTCGCGGCTGCCGCTGACTTCTTCGCCGCGGCCGCCGCGGTGGCCGCCTGCTTCTCCAGCCCGGCGAGCTGCTTCTCCAGCACCGCCGCCTCGTGCGCGTCCTTGTGCGCCTGGGCGAGGAGCCGGGCTTTCTCGGCGGCGTGCGCGGCGGACATGGCGTGCGCCGGGGCCGCCTTCGCGGCAGGGGCCTTGGCGGGGGCTTTCGCGGCGGGCTTGGTCCCGCCCTTGGCCGCGCTGCTGCCACCGCCGGAGGTGCCGAACTGGCCGCCGGTGGCGGACCCGGCGGGGACGTGCGTCATGTTGAACCGCTGCGTCCACGTGTCAGGCATGACCGTTCGCCCCCTCGAGCGACCGCCGCGCCGACGACGGCCGCGGGCTTGGCCTGGACCCGTCGCCGCCCGGCCCGGCACCCGGCGACGCCGGGCCCACACCCAGCCGCGGCATCGTCGGCGGCAGCGGCGAAGCGGTCGCGCCCGGCTGGCCGGGCTGCGGCAGAAGATGCTGAACCGGCTGCGAGGACGAAGGCGTGCCCACCCCGCCGGCCTTCAGCTGGGACAGGTCCATCGCGTCCACCGCGGCGATAGCCGACTCGTGCGTGTAACCCGCCTGCACCAGGGCCAGCAGCGCCTGCGCGCGGACGAGGGCGGCCTGGCCGCGTTCCATCTCCCCGTCCTGCAGCGCCGCGATGTCGGAGGTGTCGAACCACAGCCTGTTCCCGGCGGGGACGTCCGCGATCGGCGACATCGCGCCGCACGCGCTGCGCCAGTGCGGCCGGCCCCACAGGTTCGCGAATTTGGTCATGCTTTCCTGGTAGCCCCGGCCGGCCCCGCGCAGGGGCTCGAGGCCGACCAGGACGCCAGGGACCTCGCACGCCGCCAGGATCCGCTCCGTCCCCACCGCCGACACCCCGGAGAAATCCATCTGGGACAGGCTGTTGCCGACCAGGGTGATGTCGGCGCCCTGGTCCAGGATGATGCCCTTGCCCGCGTTGTCTGGGCCGCCGTACCGGGCGTTCATCCGCTCCCGGATCGCGTCGACGGTGGACGGCTGCAGCTTCTGCGCGTACTTGATGTACACGTTGGGGGTGGCGTTGTTGGCCAGGTACCGGGCCTTGTACTGGGTCATCCCGTCGTCCCCGGCGACCTCCCGGGCGATCGGCGTCAGCGGGGACATGCCCCGGAAGTCCGCCTGCGGGTCGGGAATCGGCGCCCAGTGGACCACCTCGGCCGCCGGGGCGAAGAACCCGTCACCCTGGGAGAACAGCGACTTGGGCGGCTCCCACCAGTAGCCGATCTTGCGGCGGTACCGGCCGCCGCCGCCGACGTGCACGACCTCGGACACGATCGTCGTCCAGTCGGGGCGCAGCCGCACCAGGCGGTCCTCGCCGGGGGCGTCCCAGATGTAGGCGTTGCCCGCGAGGAACGAGTCCTGCTCCATCCTGGCCAGCAGGTCACCGGTCGTCGTCTCCGGCCCGAACGGCTCCTCGAGCCTGGCCAGCGACGTGTTTCCGAACAGGTGCTTGTCGTCCTTGGCCTGGTACTGGAACCGGGCCTCGGAAAAGAGCCGCATTCTCACCAGGAGCGCGGCGAAGATGATCGCGTTGGACGAATTGGCCTGCTGCGCGTACGCGGCGAGCTGCGGCAGGACCGGTTCGCGGTCGGGGGAGGCGTAGGAGGTGGTCAGGACCGCCGCGCCGCTGGCCATGCCCTCCCAGTAGCCGTCGCGGCGGATCAGCCGGTCCCACAGCCTCATCCGGCGTCCCTCGCCCGGGCCAGGACATCATGCAGCGTCGGCACCCCGTGCACCTGCGGCTGCTGCTGCCCGGTGCCGTCGTCGCGGCGCAGCGCCCAGAAACCCACGGCCACGCTGTCAGCGATCACGCACAGGCCGAACCCGAGACGGCCGGTCAGCCACCCGCCGGCCAGGACGCCGAGCAGGGAGATCCCGAGGAGGGCCACGGACAGCCGCACGGTGCCTCCCTCGGCGAATTCTGTAAACTTGCAGACGAGTGCGGGCCGTGACCGGCGCATTCCCTGCCGGTGCGACGGCAAGGGTGGTTTCGAGGGTGCGGTCGCACGAAGAACACGGGAACGCACGGCGGCCCTGATGCGACCAGGCCCTTACGGGAACAAAGCAAGTCCCGCGCGTTTTCACCGCTAGCGCGCCTCGGTAAGCGGTTCGACTCCCGCCCGCGCCCCGCACTCATATGGTCCAGACGCCCGGGGTGGCCAGCTCCTCCCACCGGCAGAACGCCCAGCACGCCAGCGTCGCCGCCACCAGCGGCGACTGATCCACCACCACCCGCCGCTCCCACGCCTGAGCCCCGGCCAGCGGTCTTTGCTGCGCGGCTTGGACGGCTGCGGTGAGCGGCGGCTGGTTCAAGTGCGCCAGGCGGCCGTCGTTGACCAGATCCAGAAGCTCCCCGTGCGCGACCACGACGTCCTGCGTCGAGGGCTGCGTCACGAACACGCCCGCCTCGGCCAGGGGCCGCAGCAGCGTCCCCGCCTGCGAACGCGGGTCAACGATCGTGGCCACCGGGTCATGCTTAACCGCCAGAGCCGCCAGCTTCACTACAGCGTCACGGGGATGGTCGTACCAAACCAGGTCGACAACAACCCGCGTGCCGTCCTTCTCGCGCCCGGCCGCGACGATCGCCGCGTGCTTGCGGTCCTCGGAAATCTCGACGGCCAGGGTAACCTCGCCGCTCACAGCCGCACGCCCGGGTCAGCGCACGCCGCCCACGCATCCGCCCCCACGACCTCCCACTGCCCAGCGTCACCCACCGGATAATCCCCGACCGACAGCCGCTCCCGCGCAAACGCATCCGGCCCCAAAGCGGCCATCTCCCGCTCCACGTACTCCGGCGCGATCCGGATCCCCAGCCCAGGATTCGCCCGCGCCCAGTCGACGGGGTCCGCCGGGTCATACGCGTCCTCATCCGCGGACCACTCCAGGAACGCCAGCGACGGGTCACCCCCGGCTACGCCCCGCGCCCGCACCCGGCCCAGCTGGATACTGTCCGGCCCGCCAGCCGTTGACGTGTACCAAACCTGAGGGTCGGGGCGTGCGCTCAATGTGGGCAGCAGGGCCGCCATCTCCTGGTCGCCCAGCTTGTACGCCTCGTCGAGAATCACCAGGTCAGACGTGAAACCCCGGCCCGACCCCGACGAGCGGGCCACGAACCGCAGCCGCTTCCCGTCCTTCAGCTCAATCGCCTCAGCCCCGGCCGCCGTCCGGATCCGCGACACCCGCGCATCAAACTCCGGCCGGTCCTCAATCAGCGCCCGGATCCGCAGGAACGCCTCAGCCGCCGTCTTGAACTCATGCGCCGAATGCAGGATCAGCCGCACGTCCGGGTACAGGAACAGCGCCGCCAGCTCCAGCGCCTCCAGCACCGTGCCCTTACCGTTCTGCCGGGCCACGATCAGCGCCACCTCGAACGCCGCCCACTTCCCGCCACGCCTGCGCAGCCCCGACTCCAGGACCAGGCGCTGCCACGGATCCAACTCCAGGCCCGCCACGCCCGCCAGGGACACCGCGTTACGGCCCGACACGTCCGAGTCGAACAGCGGCAGCGAGCAGACCCGCGGCTCCTGGTCACCCAGCAGCGGAACGCCGCGCGGCGAGCTCATCAGCGCGGAGATCGTCAACGGTGGTCCTCTCCGGCCGCGACTCGGCCGCCGCACGGCGCAAATCGATCAGCAGCTGCCGGAGCTGGGCCGCTGCGGCTGCTGCGGCGACCGCGCCACGCGAGGCGTCGATCTGGGAGGCCAGGGCGACCGCGAGGGCCGCGGAGCCGTCCGACTGCACCGAGCACTTCAGGGAGCGCAGTTCCGAGCGAACGGCGCGTTCGACGGGGCCGGGGCCGCTACGCTGCGCCACGCCGCCACCTTCCATGGCCGGGGCCGGTCGCCGACTTACGCAGGTCGGCGACCAGGGAATCGGCCTCTTCCTGGGTTATCCCCTGACGAACCCGCAGGTTATTGGCCCAGATCCGCGCAAGCTGACACGCCCTCGCCGGGCACGCTTTCCGCCACTGCCCATTGCGGCGCGTGACCTTCAGCTCGCCGCAGTAGCAGCACGTGTAGTAGTAGACCGGCGTCGACGGCGCCTTTTCTGCGCGCAGGGCCTCACGCTGGTCAATACAGGTCTGGCAGAACTTGCGGCCCTTCAGCGAGACGGCGCCGCAGGGACAGACCTGCTGTTTGCGTTGCTTGCGCTGGAACATGACCGCCCGCTCGCCGGCGGTCACGGTCGCCAGCGGCGGCTCACGAATCGAGCCGAACAGCGGCAACTGCTCCTCAGCCATCTTGTTGCCCCGGGCCATGTTGCAGCCCAGATGCGCAGCCCGCTTGTTCACGGCCGTGTCATCCCCGCCGAGTGACAGCGGAATAATGTGGTCGATGCTCTTAGATCGCAGGTGCGGGGACTTCAGGTCCTTACGGATCGGCCGCCGCTTGCAGTCCGGGATCTGGCACCGCCAGCCGTCCCGCTCCAGGATCTCCTCGTCAGTGATCCCGTCCCACGTCTCCGCGTGCCGCAGCCTCCGCGCCCTGGCCTTCACCCTGAGTTGCGCCATCTTGTGCGCCATGCCGGTGACGGCCCGACGCTCAAAAGGCGGTCGCGCGCCCATCCGCCACGCCTGAGCGCACGACTTCGAGCACCACCGCTGCGGTTGCGGCCGATCCTGGCGCGGTGCGTACTTCGGGACGTATTCGCACTCGCACAACTCGCAGATCTGCGGTCCCGGTTCCCACGACCCACGGCCACGACACCGGCCGCACTTCCTGCGATCAGGCGGCGCGGCCGACGAGCCAATCCTCACCGGGCCGCCGCATTCCGTGCAGACGCCAGCCCCGTGCTCCTTGGTGCAATCCTTGCACGTCGGCATCCGGCCCTCTGCGCGCCGTTTATTAGAAATCGGCTTGCCGCAGATCCAGCAAGTCACGGCTGGCCGGTGGCTAGCATCCCAGCGAGCGCGGGCCGCAGCAGCCTTCCACAGGGCATAATCCGTGGGCCAGCCAGATCCCGCATCGTCGCGTTCGCGGCGACGACCGACGACGCGGCGATGCGGGACGCACTTGCTGCACAGGGCGTTGTCTTTCAAGGTCACGCCACCGCAGGACTCACAGACTCCGCGCATGAAAATCTCCCGGGGATGCGGCAGCGCCCGCTCTCCGGGAGACGGGCGCTGCCTACCCTCAGTGATCAAGCTGAGGGCTGTTTGAATGACCGTTCAGGCCCTAGTCCGGGGCCGTAAAAAATGACCAAGGC